ACCTAGAGGAGTTTTTAGATGCCGAAGAAATCGAACAACAAGACGAAGACACCCTGCTGTGGGTTGCACTCGGACTTGCTTATGGAATTGATGTCCTTGCTACAAGAATTGAACGAGAGATTGCAATATTACGAGGAAGTGGGGTTGGAGATGCAGCAATTGTCCAAATCTTATCCGATGATCTTAGGTCTGGAGGAAGAATCTTTGGAGAATTTAGAAATACTATTAAGCGAGGAATTGTTTCAGGCGTTATGCAAGGCTTTAGGATCGGACAAGATAACATTTATGGGGATAACTTAATGATGCGTTGGGTTTCTGTTGGAAGCCCTAGAATATGTGATGATTGTGCCTCTAGAATTGGACAAATAGATACTTGGGAGAACTGGCAAGCTGAAGGACTGCCTGCTAGTGGATTCTCGGTCTGTAAAGAAAACTGCTACTGCCAACTTATACCAGAAGATATAGAGATTGACGATAAAGTTATTATTCAGGGTGTGGGTGGCGTAGAATCAACAAGATAACTACTTAATTTTCCACTTAATCGCCTCTTTTTCTAACTTCTTTAGCTTCTTTTCAAGCTTTTTTATCTTTTTATCTGCATTATTAGGCTTTTCAACATACTCCAAAACCTTATCTAACTTAAACTGCTTCGCTATCAGCTTTATCACTTGATTTAGTATCAGCTTTTGTATCATTTTGCTCCTTTTTCTTCATTTCTTCATTTAAATCAATTAAATGCTTCTGAAAATCAGCACTTTTGCCTTCAAAGTCTATATAAGCACCTAGCAGTCTGTTCAAATTATGAACTTGACTTGTAAGCCACTGTAATTGCTGATCTCTTTCCTTATTTGTTAGTTTTGCCACGCTTTTTTCTCCTTTTTCTTTTTTTAGGGGTAAAATCTTCTCCAAACCACCATTGTGCGAATGAATCTAACATAGTTTTAGGCTTTGCCATCTCTTTTCTCCTTTTTGAGCTTCTTTTGTTGTCGCTTCCAGACTTTTATAGCCTCTCTGCGCCTTTTTCTTAACATTTTTCTTTCTTTAGCTTTTTTATTGGGCATAATCTACCATAATGGTTGTTTTTGTTTTTTATATCGTATTCTAGCCTTTTTATTCATGCAAAACTTGCATATAGTAGATGTAGTATAATATTCGTCTAATTTTCTGACTGTATCACACTTATAACACAGCTTCCCACCATCTATATACCTTTCTTGATGCTTAATTGTGCCTATTTCGTGTCTTCCACCTTTGAACCCTTCAAGCCTTTTACCCATCTAATCTTACCATAAGTCCTCTCAATATACTTTCTTAGCTTTCTCTCTATTGCTTTCTTTTTTCCAGTATTTTCGTCTGTAGTGCGCTTTAACAAAGTTATCCTTTTTCCTTTTGAGCTTTAAAACTCTATTACCATTATTTAACTTAACAAAATCTTCGTCTACCCAATTACAAGCCAAGTGAATATTCTCTCCAATCGTATTGGGGTGGTTACAATTATAAATTTCCTCGACTGGTTGGAACAAAAGCAAGCCTATAAGGTAATACTTCAAGACTTATTCCTCAATTCACGCTCTGCAGCCCTAACTGTCTCAATCCAATCTTTCTTCTGTGCTTTGGTGGGTCTTCCAGCAGGTAGTGGCTCTATTCCTACAGCTTTAGCTCTTTGCTTCCACTTGTGCATCTTATTTCTATTCATTCTACGCTTAGAGTTCTGCGCAGTCCTTTTAATAGTCTGAAACTCTGACCTTGTCCTAGCTCGCTGATCTTCAATCTTGCGCTCTGGTAATACTATCTCCTGCTTCTCTACTATATCCTCTACAATGTCCTGAACCTCTGCATCTACATAGTCTACTTCTGCTTGGTCTGCCTTTAAGAACTTCTCAAAAGGGCTGTCTATGGTGACATTTATATTCTTTACAAGCTTTCCACTATGCTCTAGCACTAATCTACCTGCTTGCACATTACCTGCCTTTGCTTCCCTAATCATAGAGCTTAAAACACCAGGTATTTCTGCGCCAAATTCAACCATATAAATCTGATATACCATATCAACAAAGTTTGGGTCTCTGCGCCAATTTAATACCGTTTGTTCGTGTACTTTAAGCTTGGTTGCTATCTGTTTTACAGTCATATCAGGGTCTAAAGCCATCATCTCTGCTGCCTTTTGTCTTTCAGATATTTTTTGAAGCTTTGCCATAGGTATAAATATATACATTTATTGACATTATTTTCAAATATTTTTTTGTAGGGGCGATATTGACATTAGTATCTCTAATTTTTGTGGGATGGTGTCCGTTAAGGGGGCGTAGATTCTATACGCTTGTAGGGGGTACCCTGGTTTCTTATAACATATATTATGTAAACCTAAATAATGGGCGTTTGTCGTCGATATACATAAAGTAATACATTAACAACCTTGTAAAATAGGGCTTAAAGCTGACATCATGACATAACAAAAATAGATATAGGCATTAAGATCGAATGGGAGCGTGCAAGCTGAACTGATAACCAACCATTTCAAAACCTAATAAAATAAATATACTTAAAATAAATATTAAATATTACTTGCTTATTGGTTTACAATTATGTAAATTAATATATAATTAAATAAGTAAAGGAAAATAAAATGAAGCCAACTAAGTGCAGTAAAAATATATTAAAAAATAATTTCAAATGGGCTGATATTGAAAAATTAAATACCATATCTTTAAATGGTTTTGATGTAGGACTACAATTTGAAAATGGACATTGGGCATCTATAATTATAAATGATATATATAATGTTCATAGTTATGAAATACTCAGCTCAATTACACAGAAAACCAGTGCTTATATAAAAACATTCCAAAGCAAAAAACAAGTAATGAGCCATTTAAAATATTTATCTAAATTAACCAAATAAAGTAAAGGAAAATAAAAATATGGAAAAAATACTAAAAATGTTAGAAGAATTATCTGACCATTGTAAACGTAATGCAACTTCTTTATGGGAAGACAACATAGAAGACAAGTCAAATTGTATTTATGATGATGGGCAAATTGAATCTAAAATACAAAATATTAAAAAAGCATTTGAATTACTATAGCCAAATAAAGTAAAGGAAAATAAAATGAACTATAAAAAAGAAGAAATAAAAGAACATTTTAACGATAGGATAAAAGATTATGACTGGAATACTATCTTAAAATTAAAAAATGATAGCGAATTACATCATGCAATATTTAATACAGATTATTACATAATTGGAACCTATAAAGCTAAAAAATGGCTAGGGGATAAAGTATTGGACATTATAGGGTTTATTAAAGACTATGAAATGAATAATTTTGGTGAGTGCTATACAGACTTGACAAACTCTGAAAAGATTGTGAATATGTATGTTTATATACTGGGGGAAGAAATCGTTAATGATTTTATGAATCTGAGTTCAATAGAACAATATAATAAAATATAAAGGGGTTTAAATGGATCAAAATATGCGCAAAAACTTAAAAAAAGAATTACTTAATACATTTAATATAGATTTAAATAAATGTAGATATATAAATTGTTTAAATAGAATAAAAGTAAAATATAATAACTTTTTATATATCTATAATAAAAGAACTAATCATATAGAATTAGTAATTAATTTAAATAAATAAAGCAAAGGAAATAAAAATGCAAACTACTCAGTTATATAAAGATTGTATTATAAAAGATGGTAAAATGATTAAAAAGTATAAATTAGTTAATTTAAACGGCTATTTAGATGATATATTAACTAAAAAATATAATATTCATTTTGATGAAATATACTATTTTGGACAATTTCAAGGTTATAAAATATACCTAGATAATAAAAAATATCCATTAAAAAGAGGCTATTATTTTACTGAAAAGCATTTAATAAAATGTATTACTCTAGCAATATCACAGAAAATAAAAAATAAGTTAAATAAATAGCTATTTTTAGCAAGTTTTATATTTTTAGGTATTATTATATACCTATAAAAAAAAGTACTTTAAATACAATATACTTATAAATGGTGAAATATTACCTATTTAATTATATTTTTTACTTGGATTCTGATCTAAACTATAAAAAGGAGTAACAAATGA